TCAGTTTCTATTTCCTCAATACGACTCTGTAGTATCTCAATCATATCATAGATGTTATCACAGTCTGCAATTTTTTGTTCCGATTTTTTAATTTTCTTTTTCATTAGTAATCCATGTCTCCACCATAGCTTATACAGATTTTTTTGTTTTCTGCCGATGATCTACACCACTGTCTCACGTAACTATCTGCATCCATATTCATTGTGTAGTGAGCATGATTATGCAGTGCCCCTATCAGTGCTAGCATTCCCAGCAACAGAAGGGAGGTCAACGTTCCTGGATTCGTTATGAAGTTTATAAAATATTTTTTCATAAAAAAAAAGGGATGCCGTCGCACCCCCAGTATAACATCTAGATGTCTATGTGTCTATATTGGAGATCAGAAGTTGTACTTCAGACCCAATTTGGATCCATATCCACGGTCGATATCAGAATCACCTGAACCGACGAAGGAGACTTCACCATATGCACCCAATGAGTCGGTCAATGCAAAACCGAGACCTGCCTTACCAGAAGGAACGGTGTCACTTTCAGCACCATCAGGGGAGACTACAGTAGCTCCTCCTTGGACGTAGTAAGAAGCAGACTCACCAAGTTCTCCTTCATACCCAATGTGCAGGTCTGTGGCAGTTCCGGAATAATCAGATCCCGTCCAACCGGAATTAGCTTCGACGTTGACATAGGGTCCGGCTAGGGCGGCAGCAGGGGCAAGAGCAATTGCAGCGGCAGCTGCAGCGATAGTCGTTTTGAACATTTGTTTTCCTCGTTTTTTTACTTGTGGAATGATTACCCACAGATGTTAAGAACCTCGACTGGTTCTGTTGTAGTTCGTTACAGTAAGTAACGGAGTATTTATACTCATCTATTTTTCGGGATATTCGGATAACCCGAAAGCGGAATACCAGAATCGAACTGGTGACGAAAGGTTGGAAACCTTTAGTTTTGCCTCTAAACTAATTCCGCAAGTGAGGATTTCTCTCTCACCACACTTCCTTCACACAAGAGGTAGTATAAGACAAGATTTAATTCTTGTCAACTCCCCCACCTGGACTCGAACCAGGGACAAGGTGATTAACAGTCACCTGCTCTACCAACTGAGCTACAGGGGAATGGCAGGCAAGGAGGGACTCGAACCCCCGACCAACGCATTAGAAGTGCGTGGCTCTATCCATCTGAGCTACTTGCCCATGAGAAAAGTCAAGAGGCGTCATCTGTTTGTCGATGCTCTTACCTGTGTTTTGCCTCTCAACTCACTTATTATAATGCCTTCTGGTCTGTGCGTCAACCCTCTTCTGCGACTTCCGTTTCTGCTTCTTCGGTGACTTCTGGTTCAGGTAACTTGACTCCGGTTGCCTCCAAATACTCAATAGCACCTTGTGTCTTTAGCATCAAATCTCTAGTTCTTGTAGTTTGTTCCTGAATTCCTTCTAACTGTTTAGACAGTATTACTCTTTGTTCTAATAATTGTGTAAGATGATTTTGCTGCTCGTTCATTTCAAATCAAATTTATTTCATATTATTTATAAGTATAAATTTGCAGGAACTAAATAATAAAAAGTATGCTTGGAAAAGATGAAAAGAGCATTATTTGCTTTCGGAATATTAATAATGTCCGCAAGTGTAGCAAATGCCGGAGGACTTGTTTCAAAACATGCTTCTAGTGTTCAACTAACAGTTAATGCTGCACAGACTACAGCTACTAGAGTTGGATCCTCATTTAGTATTAGTGGTAGTAATATTGATACTACAGACGGAACAACTGCCGGAGCAGTTTCTACTGGCACAATTACCAGTGGAATTTATGCACCAGGAACAATTGCTGCCACTCAAGATACAGCAGGTTCGGCATTTTCTTTCAGTCAGTCTTATACACAGGCTGATGCAGTTCCTACTTCTGCTGCAACTGTAGGAGATGTTCCTAATTTTTCTAGTGTAACTTCTTACACTGCCGGTACTGCAGGAGATCTTGCCGGTACTGTAACTTCAGCAGGTCTTCTCACGGTCACTGGTGGCGGTGCTGGTACATCTGCAACAGGACAATTCATTAGTGAGATTACAGTCATCGATTAATGAGGAATTTAAATTATGGTTTTCCAAATCCAAAAGGATGCCGTTGCTCAAATTGTCGCGGCACCTCTTTCTGTAATTGTTGCCAGCATTGTTTTGTTGCCTGGACAAGGACTAGCAGTCCCAGTGGTGCCGAACTTCACTCAGGGAAGTATGAGCAGTCATACAGAAACGACGCAAACAGTAACTGAGACAATAAACTCAATGGACTACAGCACAGGATATCAGTACTCTGCTACTGGTTCTGGTGTCAGTGCAAGTGGAAACTTATCTCCAGGGACAGGAGCAACTAATATAACTATAGATGGAGTGACATCATCATGGACAGGTGTAACAAGCAAACCTCAATTTACACAGACAATACCCGGAGAATCGTTTCAGTTCACAGAAACTTACTCTGGCCCAGGATTACAAAATCATACAATTCTTCAAAGAGTGACGGAGGTTACAAGCGTAACCGACACTACAAGTATCTTCTCGCAGTAACATTATTATTTGCATCTCCTTCTTATGCTGAAACCGTTGGTGGTGTGTCTGCTACTGCTTCTCCTGTTGCTAACAGTTCAGGCTCCGTTACAAATCAAGCTATTCAGGTTTTACAAGGTCCATACATAACAAATACTTATGGTGGGGGGATTCAGTGTCAGGGTCCCACTCGCAATTTCACACCGTATGTAACAGGAAGTGTCTCTGCTGCTAAACCTTTTCAAGGTTACTATGATGATCCAGTATATGATGTTGGAGATAATTTTGGTGCCTTCGATGATGATGGAAATGATATTGGAGATGGCATTTTAGATAATCCTGGAGACATTCTCTTCACTAAAAAAACTAGAACAGGACAGAAAGATAACTATAGTTTAGGTGTAGGTTTCTCTATGACATGGAGTACACCTACAGATAAAAAATTGCAAGACCTTTGTAAGGAAGCAGCATCTTCTAACATCGCAATGATGAAACAACTGACTGCCAATAAAAGATTAGATTTTGAGATAGCGCGCCTTAAAAATTGTGGCGAGTTGAAATTAAAGGGAATTCAATTTCATCCCAGAAGTCCTTATCATTCCGTATGTGCCGATGTGGTAGTTAATAATCCTCCAGGACATAAGCATCCACACTATCACAAAATTCCACCTATCCCTTCTTCTTCCTCGGAAACACCGACCGCAATTCCCGTACAGCCTCATTCATCTGACGCTGATCTGCTCGGCGCTCCCCTGACGACAAAATAGGAGGTTTCTTACCACGTAAGGTAGAAATCTTTTTCATAACTTTCTTAACCGCTGGTTTGACTGCTTTTAATAGTATGTCTGCCAGCGGTTTTGCTAATAGTGCTGATGATGTAGCAATGACAGCAATACCACCTACCTGCATTACCTGTCCACTACTAGGTAGACCAGCAACAATTTGTGTGGGAAGTCCTACTGATTCTGTTATCTGAACACATGTTTTATCGATGAGTTCATAACCAGTAACTCTCTTTCTAAATCCTTCTACTAATGTTCCTACAGGTTCTTGTGCCTGTTGTACTAGTGTAGGACATTCTACATTAGCAGCATTAACAGGAATAGATGGAGATTTTGGAATCTCAGGAGTTTCCGGAACTGCAGGAGGATCTTTTGGGACATTAACACCACTCGGTGTCGTGAGAATCATCTGTTCAGGTTCATATAAAATAGGATCAAAACTGGGAACACCAGAATCACAATACGTAACCAATCCTTTTTCGTCATCGGTTCTTATTTGACTATTTTTAGGGTTATTTGTTTTATGTGCTTCTACACATCCCGGAATATTGACAATAGGCGTGCCAATATTCACCACAACAGGAGGTCCTAAAGGTATTCTTGTGTAATTATCTACAACAGTATTTACTTGAGGAATTACAATTTCACGAATACTAATAGCATTAGAAGTAATAATCGGAATCTCAGTCATCCGTAAAGATATTCATAACAGAAGAAATTATGGAATGAAAAGCAACATAAAGGAAAAATGTATTGTCTGTATCACTTTTCCTTGTGCTTTTGCTTTTATTTCTTATAGAATTTTTTTTACGAAAAGATGTAGAGAACATAATATCAGTTCAAACTATCCCTATTTAACAAATATTAAAAGGGAAGTCCTGATCCAGTTGAAGGTAGTCCAGGAACCGCACCACCAGTAGCACCAGGAAGTTCTGGCATAGCAGAATCCATCATTCCAGGAAGTGCTCCAGCAACTGCTTCCGTTGCTGCTTTAGTTGCTGCTGCTTTAGCAGATTCAATTAGAGAATCTTTGTTCATATAAACATAGGCACTACCACCAACAATTGCGGAGGATACACCAAAAGAAGCTAGAGCAAGAATGTTAATTAATTTTTGCATTTTAATTTTTACCTTTTTTTATAGGCCACGTAATATGTAGTGTATAAGTTAATAAAGTTATAAATCCAAACACAAATAAACCACTCATCATCAATCTACCAAAGTACCGTGTGCTCTTCTAATTTCACGAAGTGCTTCTAGATTCATATCCTTTGTGCCTCCATCATAGGCATGAGCATAACCTTCAGTAATCATTTGTTCGTTAAGGGACACATTGTCGTCCCCAATGTAAAGCCAACCCAGAAGACGCCCGTATTTGCCAGTGCCACCAACAAGTTCAGTCCTAACAGACAACTCATCATCACCAGCCAACGTGCCTTCGAGTTTTTCTTTGAGCCAGTTGGTTGCGTCGATTCCAAGTGCTTTCTCCTCTAGGTTTCTCGTCCTTTTCTCTGGCGTATCAACGCCTGCAACTCTAACTCTTTCTTTCTTGTATAAATCAAACCCGAGGTCAATAGTGACATCGATAGTATCACCATCAAGGACACGATTGATCTCCGTCACTCGGAAGTTGTAGCAACTCTTCCTGCTTGGTGGTGTCAATGCTCCCATTTTCTAGTTCCTCGAATGCTTCTCCTAGTATGTATACAATATAACCCAATGATAGTCCAACAGCAATAGTTACTAGAATGATTACTGACCATACAGGATCAGCTGGATTATCAAGTGGACGCAACAATAAATTCATCTTTTACTATCAGGACTAGGGACTAATTGATATGCCATTTTATCTCTCAACTTATTTACACGTTCTTCATTGTATTGCTTAAAGTTGCCTCTCTTCTCTACTTTTTTATAGTAGTGAAGTGCATTTAAGATTATTGTATAATCTTCCATATTTAATTCAAAGTTCATCGCATCCCTCCATCATTGTTGTTGCCAGTTCTCCACCAATCTCTGCACCCTTATCCTGCCCAAACATTGCTATCCATCCGGCAGCAACCCATCCGACATATGGAATACTAGTGAACCATGGTGCTGCTGCGGCACCAAGACTAGCACCCACTATCCTTCCTGTCGATTCTCCACCACCTTCCGCCTTTATACACTCTAACTTTTTCGCAGTCAACTTTCCCTCGGCACCTCCACCCATATGGCGGGCACCATCCATTGTATACTCCTCATCATATTCTACATTTGATTTCCCACCAATACCAAAAAATCCATTAGTCTTATCAACTCTTTTTCGGACACCCATGACTTTAGGATCATTTGATGAGTAATCAATCTTATATCCTTGCTGTCCTGCTTCTACTGTATATGAGGTATAATCTCCAACAGGAAGATTGATTATAGGCAAGTCATTTTTGTTTATGAGATGTCCCAAGACACCAATATGAGCAATCCCAAACAATGTCCCCACCGTCAGAACTACCCACTTAAATGGCGACTTTTGATTATCCATAATTACATCTTATATGTATCGTCAGACTTCGGAGGTGCCTGTGTTATTTGGACAGGTGCTTGTTCAATACGAATAGTTTGTGCCGGTGCAGTTTGTGCTGCGGCCTGAATCAATCTTTCCATATCTGCTTTACTAATTCCACCACCATTACTTCCACCATTCTCTCCTGCTTTTTTTGCTGCCTGAACACCAAAAGTAGCAAGCACCCCAGTGAAGACACTGGCGATAAAAGTTGGATCTAATTTTTGCTCGGGAATACCAAGGGCTGGTGGTAACTTGATGTATGCCAACGTGAGTATTCCGCCACTCCAAACAAGGATGCCAAGCCTAACAAAAGTAGAAAGAATTGCAATTTGTTCTTCCTTGTCATCTGCTGCCTCCTTTAGTTTTCCTAAAATACCTTTTTTCTTAGGTTCATCTTTTTTGACTTCTTCTGGCATTGAAAAGAGGCATGGCTCTTTTATTTATGGTTTTAGTATGTCAACAGTGACATTAGATTTTTCTATTTGATTGAACTTTTGACAAAGGGCATCACTTGATTGATGTTCCCATTTGTGATACGTATCTTTTAATTGTTGAGTATAATTAGAACCATCGTGCTCTTTCATTTCGTTAGCAACAATAGTTCTAATTAATACGTCTCTTGTTAGAGTAGACATGTTTTAAATTCTTTATCCAACAAAGAGTTCACCATTATAACACAAGAGGTTTCACAGAACTCTTCTCGGCTGGTTTCCTGTTTAGGATGTTATTATTTAGTAATGTAACCTTCTTTGACTAGATATTCACGAGTCAAAGGAGTAGGTTCATAAACCTCCCACATATTACCATTAGCACATGCCGCAAGTGCATCAGAGGTCATTCCTTCTGTCTTACCTGCCCATGTTGCTTCCTTTTCCCATGGCCATGAATTTTCGGGATATGCACTTTCTACCATATCACGCCAGAGCATAGGAACCTCATCTTCAGGTTTGATAATAGCAATCATACTGTTATCAATTGTGCCTGCCATACAGTCCTGTGCAGCGTGCCATCCTTCATGACGCATCACACTCATTAATACACTCGGACGGCCCATGAATGCTTTATTGAGGAAGAAGTTATTACCTACAGTATGATAAACTCCCCTATGAGATACAGGAAAGTATTTTTGATCTGCTAAAAATACTTTGACCCCAATCATATTAAGGGAACTAAGCATACTGTTAAATTCAGTAGCAACAGGATAAAAAGAATCAGTATTGGGATACTGACTAGACACATCTAGGATACTAGTAATTTCATCAACTTCATCTGTACACTCTTGTAAAAGCATACATCCCATAGAATGCATAGTGAAGTACTCACTATCTTTAAGTGGATCTGCAAAAACAGGAGTAGTTAATGCTGCGGATGCCAATAAACTTGCAATAATTTTTTTCATTTGTAATATGCTTCAAAGTATTTAATAATGCCATTAGTATTTACATTACCCTGAGATACCCAGTCATGAGCACATTCATACATTGATTGATTAGTGTATGCAGGTAATGATTTTTTTAGTTGACCACCATATTTAGTGAGAAGAACTTTAAGTGCTGACTCACGAAGTTTTAATTTATCTTCACTATAACGCCAATCGTCGATCATATTTGATTCTCCTTTTTTTCATGAAAGATTTCAGAACCTCCACCTATTGAATTAAGTTGTATGGTAGTTTTACCACTACTTGTAGCAATATTATATATTACCTCATGAATATCTTTTGGTTCTGCTATATCATCTTCAGGTAACAATTGACCATCAGATACTGCATGATCAAATGCTTCTTTCAAACTCATTTGAGGATCGGACAAAACTGCCGGGCCGAACCAAGGGTCATCTTTCAAATAATTTGGAGCAGGAATAGTTTTATTAAGTATTTTTTTAATAGATCTTAAAATCATACTAATACCATTTTCTTGATGTAATCATATGCATAAAGTTCTCGGTTACCCTTAATACCCCAACCTAACCAAGTATATGCAGGTCTCATGTAATAAGATATGGTTTGTCCACCACCTTCAAATTGTGGAAGAACACGTTGGAAGATAGGTTCGTTAATCATCCAACGAACTTGTCCAGCAAGAGAAGATGGATTACAATTATACTTGGCACAGAAATTTCCAAGACCTTTATAACGTCCAATAGAAGTCCACTGAATTAAACCAAATCCACCAGACTTACATTCTATGTAAGAAACACGAGCACCACCTTCACAGATGTTAGAAATAAATTTTGATTCTTGCTGAATATTTCCCATGATTGTAGCAAGCGCATTACGATCAGAGATCTTTGTATGCTCTTGTAGTGCTGCTAGAACAACTTGCTCATTAGGAGTACAACTAGGACACTTCCAAGTCTCTTCTTCTATAAGAATTTCTTCTACAGGTTCTGGTTCTAATTTTGCTTTGATTTGTTCAGATTCTGGGGAAGGGATTGCAACTACACTTGCAAGAAGTCCAATTCCAAAAAGTGATTTAATCATTGTCTCCAAGATATTCGAGTGAGTAGATTTCATGATCCTCAAGATTGGGGTCTAACCATTCGGCAAACTCTGACTGGATCGCATGAGCATCTTCTACAGATCTTAGCACATCATCCGTCTTCATGTCACAGAGGATATGCAGTCTATCAACTGCCCAGTCGTGGGTCACTTGCAGGGTGTTTTCCAAAGTTTCCATAATCTTTCCGCATGTAACGGCCGAGAATATTGCTATTATAGTATGCTGGTGCTCCGTTGTCAAGTGCCTCTGATAGCACATTATTTAGAAACAACTGCTTGGTCTCCTCAAAGTTACAATCTCCCTTCTTCTCATGAAGACTTATTATTTCTCTACTGAAGAACTCTTTGCCGTACTTTTTTATATCTTCCTTCAACTCAGGACAAGAACCATAATATTTTTGCCAGTCAGATTCTTGTTTTACTTTTCTTTTCTTTCCTGGTGGGGTTCTGAACGACCAAAAATACTTTCTCCCAATGTATTGTCGTTGGTTGGACTTATTGGTAATACAGTAAACAAAGCCAAAGTAATTCCCAATAGCAGCAGACTCAAAAGGTTCATTATTGT